TGCTTGATGCAAGGTCAAACCAATACGTGCCATCTGTTGGTGCCGCTGTCGGTGCCGTAGCACTTCCAATTAATTCTGATGTGTCCACATTCGCTCTAAGAACGAAAGCTCTGTTGGCAACTCCTAAGAAAGAGTATGCCGCTTGTAGACCCCATTCATTTAATTCATATCCGTGTAATGAATTGCCTGATGCGTCTTGATAAAATTTTGGATCTCCGAAAGTCTCTGTTAATTCTCTTTGAGAAGAAATCAAATAAGCGGTGTTGGCGTTAGCAGTAGTTGTTCCTACAGCAGTGCCGTCTCCAGCGCCGTTTTTCTTGTCCTGTGATGATGCTACTATGAATAGTGGTGTTGTACCCGCATCTGATGGTACGTAGAAACTCTCGTTTATTACTGAAACTTCTACTCCTGGTGATGTTAATGCCATTTTTCGTATTCTCCTTGCAAGTTGTACGTATACTAGAGTTATTTATTCAATCGTACGGTTTTGCTGACATAATTTACCGTTTTCTTGGTGCCTATATAGGTGACGTAAATACACACATGCAGTACAGAGACAGACCGTTGTGTACGGAGTGTAAGACCAAGCCCAGAGCCTATGCCTACAAGAGATATGGTAGGGTGTACTGGCGTAGTCGCTGTGACACCTGTATCAGGAAAAAAGCCGGCAAGCGAGTGGGAGGCGTGACAGCACTGCAAAGATCCGGATATAAAAAGAAAAATAAGTGTGAACTTTGTGGTTTCAAAGCACAGGCCAAGGCACAACTAGATGTGCTGTTTGTGGATGGAAATCTCAGGAATACTAGCGTCAGTAATCTAAAAACTGTTTGCGCCAATTGCCAAAGGTTGGGCAGTACCCGTAGACTCGGATGGCGTGTTGGTGATCTCGTCGCTGACGATTAGGTCGTCGATCTTGGAGTATAGTTCTTCTTTTGTGCCATTGTTCTCAATGACAAAATCAAACTCTTCTTTTGCCCATGCATATTCTGAACTGTGTATACCTTTGGGTTCTATGTTTCCTTCAACATAACTTGTAAACCAATCCGGATCTTTAAATCTTTTTACGAGTATAATCTTTCCACCTTGTTCCCTTATCTGTTTTACTTCGTTGGGGAATCGTGTATCTGCTATGACTGTATTTTGTCCTTTGTATCTGCCAATGCAACTGTCAACCCAAATGCCGTCGTACATCTGACCACGCATTACTTCCGTGCCGAAGTACTGCAACACCCATCGAGGAGTGGTTGGCCTGCCAAATTTCTCGCTCCAGAATTCGTCTGGTTGTTCTCTCCAGTGTCTGCTGGATTCTGTATCTCCTTCGAGCATGGCCCTGTCCCAATTGAACATGGACGCCACAGCATCTTTGAGACTTTTTGCGAAACTATCTTTGTGATATCCGTGTTTTTCCACAAGTCTGTCCGCAACTGTGCCTTTGCCAGAACTTATTAAACCTACTATACCTATTAACATAGGTTTATTATACTATTTTTTTAGACGTTTTTCAATCTCTTTGATTGCTTTTCTCACTGATCTCAATATTGATGATCTCAGAGTTTTCTTGCGTTCTTTCAACGCTTTTATGCTCATTGTTTCCAATTCTTCTACCAAACTTTCCAGTTCTTCCAGTGAGAGGTCAGAATATTTTTTATATTTGGAATTGTTCATGCACGGTATTTAAATAGAGTTTGTGGTCAATTAACCAATAACAAAACTGTGTGGAGTGCCACCTTCTTGGTAATTTCCTATGTCTGCTTCCAGTCTTTCTATCTCGGCCTGCCCTTCATTTTTCAGTGCATCGCCGTTAAGTGTTGTTCCGCCCTGTGGACCTGCTATTGTGTTGAACTTACCCCTCGCCTCGCCTAACATTATTTTAGACACGGCAAGTGTGTAGTCTCTGATCCATGGTTTAGAGTAGATGTCTTTGAACAATGTTATATCAGGCCTGAAGTTGTCTGTGTGCATCAAAATAGTTTCGTCATCCGCTCTGGGCCTTTGAGTTATCGTTAATTTCTTTGTTGCCACGTCAAAATGGAACTGTATGAAACTTCCAAACATTTTCCCTATCATTTCTTGGTATGAAGCAAATGCAAAGTAAGTGGCCAGACCGCCTGTTGCCCCGGCCCTTAACAAGTAGGTGTTTGTGTACGCTAGGTTAAAAGGTTCAAACAGTGTTCCGCCTTCGCCACCTTCTGTTCTTGATCCAACAGATCTTCTATTTAGATTTCGTACATTTATGATCTCGTCTGGCAGGATGTAGGTGTTTTGATTTTTCTTTAGTTCAAGAAAGGCATATGATTCTTCTACTGCATTTGAAGATCTCTGTCTAAATTTATTAATAGCTCTTTCTAGCGCCGTTTGATAGTGTTTAGGGTCTAATTCAACGTCAATCATGCCGTCACCTAGATTGTTCTTGACGTAATCGAAAATTTCCTGTTGTCCTGTTTGTAGTTCTGACATGTACATATTTATAGCCTTTGCCTGTGCAATAAATATGTATGATATGCCAAGATTATCCATTTTCAAGCCTGAAAAAGGCAATGATTACAAATTCTTCGATCGTAACATCAGAGAGATGTTTACAGTAGGTGGAACGGATCTGCACCTACACAAATACCTAGGCCCATACAATCAGGGAGACACCAACAAGGATGGTGCCGCATCTCCAACACAACCACAGTATTCCGGAGACAGCCTAAATGAAAGAACCATACAAGATCTCCTGTTCCTAGAGAACAGAGACAGGAAATATTCAGATGATGTATACATAGTTAGAGGCATATACAATGTGCAAGACGCAGATTTTAACCTATCACAGTTTGGAATGTTCTTGCAGAATGACACACTATTTTTAACTGTACACCTGAATGACATTGTGGAAAGAATTGGTAGGAAACCAATGAGTGGTGATGTAATAGAATTCCCACATATGAAAGAAGATTATTCACTAGATGAGAGTGTGCCAATTGCACTTAAAAGATACTATGTTGTAGAAGACGTCAACAGGGCCGCAGAAGGATTTTCACAGACATGGTGGCCACACTTGTTAAGATTAAAGATGAAAACCTTAGTAGATTCTCAAGAGTTCAAAGACATACTAGGAGACGCAACTGCAACAGGATCCATGGCCAGTTACATGAGTACCTACAATAGAGAGAAAACAATTAACGATCAGATTGTGGCACAGGCCGAACAAGATGCTCCCAAGGCAGGTTTCAATTACAAGCAATACTATGTTGCACCAATTGACGAAAGAGGAAACATTAGGACAGAAAACGTTAACACACAATCACAAAGAGCAAGTAGCAGTAACACAGTGAATGCCACGATAGACACTCCAGCAAGTTCACACTACGGATTCTATCTAGACGGAGATGGTGTTGCACCTAACGGAAATCCCGCAGGGTTTGGAATATCGTTCCCAACATCTGGTGTAGACAAAGGTGATTATTTTTTGAGAACAGATTTTTTACCTAATAGATTGTTCAGGTACGACGGAAACAGATGGATAAAAATTGAAGATAGTGTTAGGATAACTACTACAAACAATGATTCCAGAGGAAATTACAAAACAAGTTTTGTTAACAATGCAACAGAATCAACTATAAACGGATTGACAGTGAATCAGAGACAGTCATTGACAGATGCACTTAAACCAAAGGCTGACAATTAAGAATGCTACACTTTTACGAAGGACAGGTCAGGAAATTTCTCACTCAATTCATCAGGATATTGAGCAACTTTTCTGTAGAGACAGGTAAGGGAAAAGACGGTGCAGTGAACTTGAGGGCAGTGCCTGTTGTGTACGGAGACCCAACAAGACAGGTTGCAAACATAATCAGGAACAACTCAGAGAACGCACTACAGTACGCACCGAGGATCGCGGCCTATGTCAGAGAATTGAACTATGACAGGGAAAGGATGCAGAATCCTTATCACATAGAGAAACAACATTTACGAGAAAGAGGCATAGACGCAGATGGCAACTACACCAACGAGATGGGTGCAGGATATACCATTGAAAAAGTTATGCCCTCACCATTTAGGATGGAAGTGTCGGCGGACATTTGGACAACGAATACAGATCAAAAACTACAGATCATGGAACAGATACTGTATCTGTTCAACCCAGACTTCGAGATACAGAAAACAGACAACTACATCGACTGGACCAGTTTGAGTTACGTTGAATTGACCGGTACTACTTTCAGTTCGAGGACTATTCCTGTGGGAGCAGATTCAGAGATAGATGTCGCCACATTGACATTCTCAATGCCCATATGGTTATCACCACCAGTCAAAGTCAAGAAACTAGGTGTTGTACAAAAAATTATAATGAGTATGTATGACGATGACGGTGGTATTGCAAAAGGGTTGATAGACGGAGAACTAATGTCGAGAAGTTACATAACACCAAACAACTTTGGATTGTTGGTCACAGGTAATCAACTACGACTGTTAGGATCAACGGGCACAAACGTCAAATCAGGTGGAGATGGATTCGCGACTGGTGCCAACGAGCCTAACAGTTATGATCCTTTTGAAACATTTGGACCGGCGGTTAACTGGAAAGTTCTTTTAGATCAGTATGGCAAGGTCACAAATGGCACATCACAGATAAGATTGACACAACCAAACGGAAACGAGATAGTAGGCACCATAGCAACATCAACGCTGGACGACACAATTTTATTATACACAATTGACGGCGACACAATACCAAGCAATTCTCTTACAGCGGTCAAGAAGATAATAAATCCAGCAACATTCGATCCAGGCACACCTGCTAATGGTGATAGATACTTGGTCATAAATGATGTGGGAGATAGTACAGCCAGTTTCCAGAGTGCCACTTGGGGTAGTTTAGTAGCCAGCGTTGGCGACATCATAGAATACAATGGCACAACATCAAAATGGAACATAGCCTTTGACGCCTCCAATCCAGATTCAACACAACACTACGTTACCAACCTAAACACAGGAATACAGTACAGGTTCAATGGCACAGAATGGGTCAAGTCATACGAGGGTGTGTACGCACAAGGTAATTGGAGCATTGTCTTAGACGGCGGAGCAGACCCAGGGTACAACTCAAGCCTTGACGCTACCACACCATAATTGTTATAATATAGCATGAAAGATAATATAGTTTGTTCAGGTGCCCTGTTCTACGCCACCAGTACCAAACGTTTCCTGTTCCTACAGAGGACTGATCGTAAGACACAAGGCATGTGGGGATTGGTAGGTGGCAAGAGTAAATTCACAGAGAGTGCATTCGAGGGATTGAAACGTGAGATAGAGGAAGAGACGGGCAGTTTGCCCAAGTTCAAGAAGGTTATTCCATTGGAGATGTTCACTTCAAACGATCAGAAGTTCTTCTTCCACACATATCTCATAGCCATCGACACAGAATTTTTACCTAAACTAAATGATGAACATTCAGGATACTGTTGGACTGCTTTTGAGTGTTGGCCCAAGAACCTACACATGGGTCTCAAAAACACATTGAATAACAAAAGTATTAAGGGTAAGTTACAGACTATACTAGACTTGATTGTTTAAGTTTGTGGCTTATCTATGGCCCACGCATCACCTCGCCATATACAAGTTACAAGATGCACAAATTGAGAAAATATTGTAATTGTTAAACTTCCAATAGTACGGCTACTGTTATTGTCAATTGCTGTATTAAAAGTCACAGCAATAGAAGCCGGATTTGAATAAGTTCCTGCTTTACCTCCATCTGTTCCTTGTACCAAATACAAAATCTGTCCTTTAGTAGTACCATCAGGAACAACATAAGTCCTCATAACTTCACCTCTTGAGTCACCTTCTAATATTGCAACACTTTTTGTCACATCTATAGTAGTGGTAGAGCCATCGCTTTCTGAAACATCAAGAGCTAACCCAGTGCCGCCTGATGTTGAACCATCTGATACTTTTAATGTTTTGTTTGTGGTGTCTAATATGAGTTCACCAGCGTCTCCGATGTGTACTGTGGCACTTTCTGCTATGTGTTTGAATTTTAATTTTCTAGTTGCCATATCAGTATTTATTAACCAGCACTGATTTTCAAAGTACCACTATCGTTCCACAGTTGTCCTGCGTTGCTTGGGTCACTTGTTGGCAAGTTTGTCATCATCACAACAGCATTCGAGAATGTTTTTGCACCTGTTATGGTCTGTGTCGTTGACACGAGTACTTGTTCGCTTGTTGCCGCACCGGCTGATGCTCTCAATAGGTTTACTCTGTATGCGTTCACAGTTGTACTTGCACCAGAGGTACTTGCGGACGATACTGTGACTGTTGATCCTGACAACGATGCTGAAAACGACAGTTGATCTGAACCTTTTGTCGATACAATAGGACCTGATGATACATATGCATCAGAACCATCTGATACCACAAACACTTCTGCGATACTTGCCGCACTCTCTGAACTGCTGTTTCCTACAACAATATAGTGTGCACCATTGGCACTGTCTGTGGAGAATGTGTCCATTGTGGTAGTACTGCTTGACGTGGTGGTTTGCCCTACTGTTTTTGTGTTTGTACTCGATGCATCTGATTCTGCATCACCCAACAGCACCCTGTACATATTCACTGCTGTGTTTGGTTCATTGCCTGATGCCCTTAATCTCACATTGGAACCACTGATGTCCGCTGTCAAACTGATTAATTCGTTGCTTCCTGTGAAGTTGCTGTTGTAAGTTGTAATGAATGCATCTGTGCCGTTGTGTACAACCAAACACTCTATGTTGTGTAATTCTGTCTTGCCTGTGTTGTTTGCACTGATGTAGTATTTTGCACCCCTGTATGTTCCGTGTGCCCATGTGTCTAGATTTTCAACAGCACTGTCAACATCTGTGTTTATAATAGTTGCGGTGTTTCCTGAGCTTGATGCAGATGTGTTATCTCCTAAACCTATCTTGAAGAATTTAATAGAATTAACTGCCGCTGTACCTGTACCTTTTAATCTTACAGTGCCAGAATTGATATCCGCAGTGAATGTCAGTTGATCGTTTGTGCCTTGTTGTATTCCGCCTCCTGCCGATACAAAAGCATCACTATTGTTATGTACTAAACTTATTTGTACTGTTGCAAGTTCGTCATTGATTTCATCTTTCATTACACCAAGATAGAATGCACTGTCAAAAGTACCTGTGGTGAATGTGTCAATGTTGGTTGCAGTGGTTCCAATTGATGTTTGTTCTCCTGTGCTTGTGTCCGATGATTCAGATACGGAAGCCTG